CCCCTTAGATGGTGTATCTGAGTCCCTCGTGCGCCAACACGGGGGATTCTTTTTGTTATGAAGTTATGCAATAGGGTAACAATCTTGTACCCCAGTTGTATAAGTTGCACCGGTGCAACAAATGTCTGTAAGTATTGTACGCTATACCCGTTCTAATTGAGTCTTCCAGTCTGCCGGAAATCCCAGTGAATTAAGTATATCCTGTTCGGTAAGCACATTCATATGTGAACATAAATCATGGATATATTTGTTAAGTTGTTTTAATAGTGATTTATATTCATTCTTTGATAATAAAAACTTCAAAATAATCAACGTAGCAAACATATCACGTTTTCCATAAGAATACTCAGTGTTATTTTGTGGAATATTAAGCGCAGCGTGGTATTGGGTATCGATTAATGGAGCTTTAGATCTAAAGCAATATAGCCTGTTACCATGTGCACATAAATTCCGTATTTTTGATAAGTAAAACAAAGAACTTTCCAGTTCCTCATCCGTCATATGAAACACTTTAGATACATACTGTCTCTCTGGTTGTTTCATCATACTGTAGAACTTACTGATATTGCCAAACGTTAAAATATTATTTAAAACCCATAATGGAACATAACCATAGTTTGTCAAGTAATGAGAGATACATGGATCGCCAGATCTACTTGATAATGCATGCTGTATGTCAGCAATTAACTGTGAAATGTTCTTGTATGCATTTCTTTTGTTGGTATCAAAATTTGTATATAACAAATAATTATCATGTCCGTATTTTTTAGAAAAAATATAGGCAATGAGACTCTTTACGTTTGTTTCGACCTCTAAGGTATACTTGAAAAATAAGCTCCTCAATTGCTTATCAAATTGAAACAGGAAGTATATTTCGTTAAATGTAGTTCCTGGTTTATATCTGTCTTCCGTTGATGGAGTGGTTGTGTCTAAAAATAGGTTTTTATATCCGTTAATGATGTTGTAATATCCAAAGCGCTGCAACCCCTTTTTGCAGAATGATTTCTGCTCAGGCGTGGATATATCAACCCCGCGAGATATCAACAAAGATATTAGCTCATCAGTAGTTTTAAATTCTTTATCTGGCATGAATACCTCCTGTAAAATAAAAAGACCCCGGGCCCGAAGGACACCGGAGTACGTTCCAAATATTATATGCTGGAAATATGTTATTTATTCCAGTACATGAACTATACCACGATTTACCTTCAAAAGTCAATATAAAGTTCAAGGAATTGAACAAAATACAGGAATTTCTAAAAGGTGCATCTCATTATGTGAAGCCAATGTCTACTTAAATGAATTAAACGAATCAATAACCGTCTGATTCACATTTCCGTTACTGAATATAAGGATATATGGTCCGTTGATAGCAGATACCGTTAACCCGCTTACATTGTTTGTATTTACGATTGCTTTGTATGTATCAGAAGATGTATCATATTCGTATACTTCAACATCGGAATCAAGATATTTGAAACCATCTATCGCACCAATATAAGAGTACATTGTTTCGCTTTGCTCTCCAGATACAACGCCCTGATCAACAAGGTATTGTGCAAGATCGGCAATTGTACCAGATGCTGCGTCGCTCTCAGTTGAAGATTCTGTGATCGCTTCTTCCGTTGTGGTAATCGAAGTTGTTGCTTCGGTTGTTGTAGCCGTGGTGGCAGCAGTAGTGGAATTTGAATCACCGCCGTTACAACCAGTAAGCGATAGTGTCAATATAGACACAGTAATAATAGTAGATAATTTCTTTTTCATATAGGTATCCCCCTTTGTAAGAATAATGTGTATATGATGATATCAATCTTTATCTAGTAAATTAGATATTCTGTCCAATTGGCGGATAATGATCCAATTTTGTTCCATAAGAGCATATAGATATGCCATTTTTACTTGTTCTTCCGCTTTCCCAAAAGATAAAGTATATCCTGCTTTCATCATACCTGTCCCAACCAGATTACTTAGAATTTTTCTGATTGATTCTTTATCTTTTTCGGATATGTAGTCTAAGCCATACTTCTGCATGAGCTCGGCTGTTTTTCTTGCATCTTTTTCTTCTTTAGATTCTTTGCTAAACATAATAAAAGTCCCCCTTTATGGATTAAAATTTTCCTCTTAATTCAACTACCTTACCGATCACACGTACCGGCTTGGACATTATCTCTTCATTTGTAAACATCATAGGTTCATACTTGGTATTGAGAGAGACAAGCGCAATACTGGAAGCGTATTTGACTAATCGCTTACATGTCGCATCGTCTCCATTGACCATAGCAATTACAATATCTCCGGATTCTGCATCGTCCTGTTGGCGAACAATTACAACATCGCCATCACAGATGCGCGGCTCCATAGAATCACCACGGATCTTCAAGCCAAAGTATTCACCAGTCTTGGCCATTTCTTCAGATATCTCTTCGGTGTCGATTATTTCAGTAATTGCATTGATAGGAATACCTGCAGCAACTCGACCAAGAACATTGATAGTGTGCCCTTTAGTACTATTGGATTGAGAAGAATGTTCCTCGACTAGATCAGATTTGCTAATTCCAAAATAATTAGCCATAAGTTCTATCTTATCAATTCTTGGATAAGAGTTTCCTTTAACCCAATCCGTAAAGGTAGTATATTTAACACCCAATGCCTCACACATATCGTTTCTATCTTTATGATGTAAGGACATATAGTACTGTATGTTCCTGGCCATAATTTGTTTATTACCAAGACTACCCATAAAAATCACCTCCTTGGATGTTAGTATAAGATTAAAACGTAAAAAAATCAATATAAATTGAAAAAATTACGAAAAAAACGTTGACATTACGATTAAAGCGTAGTAAGATACACTTGAAAATTACGAAAGGAGGAAGAAAATTGTGGATTTTCCGGTTGCAATGACGTTAAAACAGGCTAGAGAATTAAAGGGATATAATCAGGAAGAAGCGGCAAAACTCATTGGTATAAGCAAGGATACGCTTGGTAATTATGAAAGAGGGAAGAGCTATCCTGATGTTCCAATCATTCGAAGAATTGAGGAGTTATATGGAGTGCCATATAATCGACTTATTTTTTTACCTTTAGATTACGATAAAACCGTAAATTCTATATAGAATTTGATACGGAAGCAGAACAAAAGAAAAAAATTTAGAAAAATATCTTAATTATCGCGTTTTTTCTGTGCAATATCGTTTTACTACTTATGTAGAACGATAACAGGAGGCAGCGGAGCAAAGGGAAGGAGGCGAGAATATGGAAGTACCTATGATTCGATGGAGCAGAGGAGCAGATCCGACGAAATGCACAAAGATAGTCGTTGTAGCTCCCAAGGACGAAATGGAGCCAGTAAACAAAGCAATATCCCAGACAATGAGTAGATTGAAGAAGCTGGGATATTGCAAGAATGGATATGAAATTATTAATGGAGAAAAACCTGCCAATGATTAAAAAGGATATTCGATAGCATCAATTTGATCATCAACAGATTCGTCTTCATTTATGGCAGAAATACAAAGCGTATCTGGTGCGGAGCCATCTTCGCCGATTTCGGAGATTTCAAGGTATTTGAAACCTTGCTTTGAATAGTCCTGAATACATCCAAGGACTTCTGAAAGTTTGTAATAAGCCATAAGTATAATACCTCCTGATTTTACTCGGCTCTGGAAGGAGCCTGTAAGAAAAGTATAGGGGTGGATGTGTAAATGGTCAATAGGGAAACACGTAGGAAGCAGGGTAAAGGGAAGGAGGCGAGAATATGGCAATGAAAGAGAAACAGGAAGAATATGATTCATTATGTAAAAAAATGGATTTGTTGAACAGAGAGATAGATAGAAAAAGCAGATATATATTTACTCTCGAAAAAATTGAAACATTGGATACAGCGGCTATCGAGATATGTGAGCTTATACAGGAAAAAGTAAGTAATTTGGACATTTATGGAGGCACAAAAATAGATATTGATGTAATCAATGCATTATCAAACGCAATAAGTGCAATAGGGAATTATCGAAGTCAGTTATTTTCGTTAGAAAAACCCGCCAGAGAAAACCACTGACGGGAGAATAAGAGCTATGGCAAATTCTGCTTTACCAGAGCAGAGAGCACTTGACCGGCAATAGAGGAAATAACATTCAATGCAAAGCTTCCAACTTTGTTACATATTTTTTTAGTTTCTTTCCACACTTTGGCATCACGAATTGTTTCCAAAAATTGATGTCCATTGTAAGTAATGTCGGTTATTTCATAAATGATTGCTGTGTCATCGGCATGAAGAATAATTGCTTCGATATAGTCGGCTTCTTTAAGCTTGAGTACAGAATAACTGATATCGTCGGTACTGTAATCAGAAAGCGCAGATACCAGCGTTTGGAAAGGTAATGATTCTCCATATGGAACTTTTTCGACTTCTAATAGAATTGCGCGTATGCAATCAACATTTAGTTTCATAAAATGCTCCTTTCGTAAGTACTTGGTTCTGGCAGGAACCTGTAAGGAGAGTATAGGAGTTGAGAGAAAAATAGTCAAGCAGATGGGAGGCAGCAGAAGGGGCGTCTATTAAAAAAAATTTACAGAGACATTCTATAAGCAGAAGGGAGATGAGTAGAAGATGGGAATAGTTGATGCTTTTACAGCAGAAACGCCAATTACGATTAAACAGCCGCAGTATTACAATATGGTGTTTCAGGCAGCAAAGATGGAGCTGCTTGAGAATGCGGTCATGGCGGATGTGCCTAATAAGCATATCCGGGCAATGATGGGACACAGAGATGAAGTCCAGATTGGAGGATATGAGAAAGATGATGAAGACTGAATTCGAGGACCTGATTCACGGAGTTGTGACAGATGAGGAGTACGAGCTGATCGAGACCGTATACATGTGGCATCCGGCAATCCGGAATACATCCGGTAAGGAAGAAGTAGCGGAGCTGTATAAGAGCTTTGGGATCATAATCTTCAAAGATATGTACCCGCGTGCAATGAAGCTAAAGGAGATTGATGAGGAGATTCGGTCGCTTAATCGGGCGAAAGACAGCTTGATTGCGAAACGGGAACGATTGAAGCGAGCATGAGGTTGAAACGGTAACAGAATGTCACCGGTTGGGTTGAGTCGGTGACAATTTGTCACCAACTGAATTTTATCAAAGAAAGGAAGTGAGGAGCATGGAGATAACATCTATCAAATACATTAGCGCTTCGCCTTACGTGACTAAGGCACAGATCATGAAGTCACTGGATATATCTGCGCGGACAGTATCGAACCGGCTTGCAGAGATTGACGAGTACGTGCAGAAGGGACGCTATGGAAACTACACGATCCTCGATGGCTGCGGCGTGACGTATGTCAACTATCTTGCATTTGTAGACTTTCTCCGTTATCGGAAGGAATTGAAGGCAGGGCGCAAGGTGCCGCCGTTCAATCCGACATCGGTCGCGAGACAGATCGGATGGGGAAACCTGCAGGCTGAATATCAGTAGAAGGGATGAGAGGATGAGTAACAAGATGATCATAACAACATATAAGCTGGCGACGATCGCAATGGTGGAAGGTGCAGTGCTGCTGTGGATGGGGCTGATATACGGCTTTTGGATCATGATAGCCGGAACGATCTGGCAACAGCTGATCGCACTTGCGAATGAAACGGAGGAAGAAGATGAGACTGAAAGACGAGAAACTGAAGCGCCCGGCAAAGCCGACGCGAAAGCAAAAAGAAATTATGGCAAAAAACGGATTGCGCTGGGAAAACTGGAATGTCGTAGCAGACTGTGCAGATCACATCATCGTAGAGAGCAAGGCATCAGACAGAAAAAGGGTGGCGTACAAGTGACGAAGATGGATGAGATCATGTATAAGGCATATATGAGTGCAAAGAGCTTCGCTGGATTGGAACCGCCGGCAGGATGCCTGTACATAGGCAGCAGGATCGCGAATGGCGACCGGTATCGGTATTGGGTAGCAGAGGATGGCACCTATTATCAGGAGTCAACCGGAGAAGCTGCACTGAAAAGAAAAAGAGCCGGCTGAAAACCGGCTCAGGTGTAACACCTCGAATCTGAACAATTTGAGTGTATCACACCAAGCTTATATCGTCAAGAAAAGCGGGATAAAAGCTCGCTTTGAGACAGTATTAGCATATTAAAGTTAGGGACAAGGATACACTTTCGATGGCATACAGAAAACATACATACTATTTTCAAAATTCCATAGAGCATGCATATAAGTTCGCAGGGCATACAGGAGCAAAAGGCGAGCACCGGGCGAAAAGGAAGAAACCGACACCGGAGACGGTGAAGCGGCAGAATCAGATCAACAAGGAGAATAAGTATCGACACTTGCTGAAAGCGAACTTCCTACCTGGTGACTGCTGGGTTACATTGAAGTACCCGGCAGGTACGCGAAAAAGCATGGATGCGGTCAAGCAGGATTTGGCACTGTTCGACAAGCGCATGCGGAGAGACTATGCAGCACACGGCGAGAAGTGGAAGTGGATCAGACGCGTAGAGATAGGCAAACGTGGTGGTATTCACATCCATCTGATTTGTAATCGGATATGGAATACCGAACTACTGATAGCAAAGAACTGGCCGGGATTATCACATCATAGTGAACCGGTCCGGGATGAAGAAGGATTCGGACAGCTTGCATCGTATCTGTGCAAACCGCTTCCGGAAGAGCTTGAACAGGAAAGCATATTTGATCCGGAAGAGATCAAGCGTGCATCCAGTCTTTCTTCAAGCAGAAACTTAGTACGTCCAGAGCCGGAGAAGAAAGCATATGTCCGGCGGACAATGAAGAAGATCATCACGGATGGACCGGTAGCCCGTCCGGGGTATTACATAGATAAAAAATCAATTCGAATTGGCATAAATCAGGTAACAGGGTACAGCTATGTCTATTACACAGAAGTAAAGATACAGCAGACCAAGAGAGTGATACGAGCGCCGGGCGACGATTTGGCGAAGTTGCACCGGTGCAACGAAAGGAAGAGGCGAAAATGCAGGAAGTGAGGATATATATTGAGACTTCGACGATTGCACCGCGTGCTACAAAGGCAGATGGTATGTACGTGATGGAAGCATACGAGGATGGAAAGCAGATGCTGTACAAGGGTGAGCCTGTGATCGTGTATGAAGTCATGCATTTTGAACATTGCAACACGAATATAATCACGCTGACGCTGCTCATTGCGGCGCTGGAGCGTATGCAGAAGGGATGTATCGTGCATATTCACACACGCACGGAGCATGTATTCTGGACACTCAAAAATGACTGGTTGACCGGCTGGAAGAAAACCGGTTGGAAGTCGGCACGAGGTGTTGCGATTAAGAATGCGGAGATGTGGGAAAAAGTCGAGTATTTACTCAATAAAAATGAGAGTTGGACTGTATCCGAGGACACGCACGAGTGGAAGACTTGGATGCAGGAGAAGATGAAGAAAAAGGAAGCATGTTAAGAAGGTGAAAAAATTGTCAAATATAGAAATACGTAATCAGAAGATTATAGAAAATATCAAGCTGGTGTATTTCCATCTGAACAAATATCGTGGATTTCCCAATTATGAGGATATTGTTCAGGTGGGTATGCTGGCATTAGTGGAGGCTATCGACAGAAGCAAGGATTTGGAGCATCTGAATCGTAATTACATAGGACTTTATATACGTGGATATGTGGAGCGATTTGTCAATTATGAAGATGTACCGCTTCGGACGCAATTCAATAGACCGGACATAGAGAAACCACAGTATGTGGCAGCGGATAAGGCAGTTAACGAAGATGGAGAGTCTTATGCAGATGTATTTCTTGCAGATCCCCATGATTATATTGGAGAGCTGGTTACTATGATAGATTTCGGGCATATGGTAGATCAGCTGTCTCCGAGAACACAGAAGCCGATGCGGTGCATGCTGCAGGGATATGGCATGACCGATACAGCCAAAATGTGCGGTATATCGTTTGAACGAGTGAGACAGATCAAGAAGCTGTGTAATCGAGAGCTTGTTGCAAGTGAGGTGTGACATGACGTATAGAGAATTTTTAGAAAGCAAAATCGACCTTGCAACAGACAGCGGATTTGCGGTTGATCGTTCAAAGATCAATCCGGCATTGAAACCACACCAGGCAGATGCTGTTGCATGGGCACTTAAGGGCGGACGCCGGGCATTGTTTGAAGCATTCGGTCTTGGAAAGACGGTACAGGAGATAGAATTCTGTCATTTGGCAGCAGAACATACCGGCGGCAGAGCTTTGATTGTTTTGCCACTTGGCGTGAAGCAGGAGTTCACCAGAGATGCGGTGGAACTGCTCAGATATGAGAAGCCGGAGTACTGCCGAACAATGGAAGAGGTCAAGGCGTGTGACAGTCAGATCGTGCTGACAAACTATGAGAGAGTGAGAGATTGTGATATAGATCCATCGTACTTTGCTGCAACGTCACTGGATGAAGCAAGTGTTCTCCGCTCATTTGGAAGTAAGACTTATCAGACATTTTTGGATAAATTCAAGAATGTTCCGTATAAGCTCGTAGCAACGGCTACACCATCGCCGAATAAGTACAAGGAGCTTATACACTATGCCGGATATCTGGAAGTCATGGACACCGGACAGGCACTGACAAGATTCTTCCAGCGGGATAGTACAAAGGCAAACAACCTGACCCTGTATCCGAATATGGAAGATGAGTTTTGGCTGTGGGTGTCAAGCTGGGCGCTGTTCGTTACAAAGCCGTCGGATATAAATCCCGACTACTCAGATGCTGGATACGATCTACCATCGCTCGATGTCAGATGGCATGAGATACCGATTCATTACGGAGATACAGCAGACAGGGACGGCCAGATGCAGCTTTTTCAGGAAGCGGCGGAAGGATTGAAAGAAGCAGCGGCGGTCAAGCGGGACAGTATAGACATCCGTGTGCAGAAGATGAAAGAGATTGTTGACGCATCACCAGGTGATCATTTCCTGTTGTGGCACGATCTGGAGAGCGAACGGCACGCAATCAAGAAAGCGTTGCCTGAGACGGTCGATATCTATGGATCCATGGATTATGAGACGAGAGAACAGCGTGTAATTGATTTCTCGAATGGAAAGACACGGCTGTTTGCAACAAAGAAATCATTGTCCGGATCTGGATGCAATTTTCAGCGGTATTGCCACCGGGAAATATTCCTTGGCATTGATTATGAGTTTAATGATTTCATACAGGCAATTCACAGATGTTACCGGTTCTTGCAGGCAGAATCAGTAGTGATTGACATTATCTACATGGAGAACGAGCGGCAGATCAAGGAAGCATTGCTGGAAAAATGGAAGAATCATAATTATATGGTCCAGCGGATGGTTGAGATCGTGAAGAAATATGGACTGAATTCAGCGAACAAAGCTGAACGATTGGAAAGGAAGATGGGAGTGGAAGGAACAAGAGAAGAACGAACCGTACGAGGAAATCACTATGAAGCGGTATATGGCGATTGTGTGGAAGAAACACGTGTCATGGCAAGCAACAGCGTTGATCTGATACATACGTCAATACCGTTCGGCAATCACTACGAGTACAGTGCAAATTATAACGACTTTGGACACAATCAGGATACAGAAAGGTTCTTTGAACAGATGGACTACCTGACGCCGGAGCTTCTGCGGGTGCTGAAACCGGGCAGAGTGGCAGCAGTGCATGTTAAAGATCGGGTGCTGTTTGGAAATGCGACTGGTACCGGTATGCCGACAATCGAGCCGTTTCATGCGGATTGTATCGAACATTACATGAAGCATGGTTTTATGTATTTCGGCATGATCACCGTTGTGACGGATGTTGTGCGGGAGAATAACCAGACATACCGCCTTGGTTGGTCTGAGCAGTGCAAGGACGGCACTAAAATGGGTGTAGGATGCCCGGAATATATCTTGTTGTTTCGAAAGCTACCAACGGATCACAGCAAAGCATATGCGGATGATCCGGTGTCAAAGAGCAAGGCAGAGTACACAAGAGCACAGTGGCAGATAGATGCGCACGGTTATTGGAGATCATCGGGCAATCGTCTGATCAGTAAGGATGAGCTGAAAGAGATCTCTGTGGATAATCTGCAGAAAGCATATAGAAAATACAGCAGAGAGAGCGTGTACAACTATGAAGAGCATGTGAAGCTTGCAAAAGAACTTGATAAGGACGGCAGACTGCCAGCCACTTTCATGGTGGTTGCTCCGGGATCATGGAACCAGCTTGAGGTATGGGATGATATCAACCGCATGCGGACGCTTAATACGACACAGAGCCGGAGAAGAGCGCAGATGCATGTATGTCCGCTTCAGCTTGATATTGTGGAGCGAATCATCAACAGATACAGCAATCCAGGAGATGTCGTATATGATCCGTTCGGCGGACTTATGACGGTACCAATGACGGCGGTTAAGATGCACCGCTTCGGTAAAGGCTGTGAGTTGAATCCGGATTATTTCCGAGATGGTGTGGGATATTTACAGGCAGCAGAAAATGAGATGGACGAGCTGACACTGTTTGATTTTATGCCGGGGGTGATGGAGTGATACATGGAGAGCTTATTGTAGACAATTTTGCTGGCGGTGGCGGAGCTTCGACAGGCATCGAAATGGCAACAGGATACAGCGTTGATATAGCCATCAATCATGATCCGAAAGCTATACAGATGCACAAAACCAACCATCCAAGAACAAAGCATTATTGTGAAGATGTGTGGCAGGTAGATCCGATTGCAGCATGCAAAGGAAATCCGGTAGGACTTGCCTGGTTTTCGCCGGACTGTAAGCATTTCAGTAAGGCAAAAGGTGGAAAACCAAAGGATAAGAATATCAGAGGTCTTGCGTGGGTAGCCTGTCGGTGGGCGGGTCTTGTAAGACCAAGAGTAATCATGCTTGAAAATGTAGAAGAGTTCAGAACATGGGGACCATTAAACCGACGCCATCACCCAATTAAGAACAAACAGGGCAAGACCTTTGAACGGTTTGTAAAACAGCTTGAAGAGTTAGGGTATGAAGTACAATTCAAAGAACTTGTGGCAGCGGACTATGGAGCTCCAACAATGCGAAAAAGATTCTTTATGATTGCACGTTGCGATGGGAAATCAATCGTCTGGCCAGAGCCTACACATGCACCGGCGGACAGTGAGGAAGTCAAGGCAGGGTTGCTTAAACCTTATGTTGGAGCATACACGCAACTTGATTTTAGCCTGCCGTGTCCGAGCATTTTTGACACTTCTGAAGAGATTAAGGAAAAATATGGTATCCGGGCGGTACGACCGCTGGCTCCGAAGACGATGGAACGGATTGCAAGAGGACTGAAAAAATTCGTTTTGGATAATCCAGAGCCGTTTATCATTCAGTGCAACCACAGCGGAGATCGTAGACCAAACGATATCCGGGAGCCGATGCCAACTATAACAGGAAAGCATGGATATGGAGTTGTGGAACCGTATATTGTACAGATAGGGCAGACTGGATTTACTGCGGATCGTAGTAAGGACGTGAGGGAACCACTAACAACAATCGTGAGTAAAAACGAACATTGTCTTATTAGCCCTACGTTGATTCAGTACCATTCTGAGACAGCACATGGAGAAGTGCGAGGACAGACAATAGGAGATCCGATCATGACAGTTGATGGTTCCAACCGATACGGATTGGTTACATCGTTTCTAAGCAAGTTCTATAAGACATGCGTGGGACAAGATGAAAGAGATCCGTTACATACAGTTACAACGTCTGCGGGGCATTTTGGAGAAGTCCGGGCATTTCTGATCAAATACTATGGTGATGCTACTGGACAGGACATTGAACAACCATTAGACACGGTTACCACAAAGGATAGGTTTGGTCTTGTAACGATTGAGGGTGTTGATTACCAGATTGTGGATATCGGACTTCGAATGTTGGAACCACGAGAGTTATATGGATGCCAGGGATTTCCAGATGATTACATTATTGATCATGATTATACTGGCAAGATATATCCAAGAACGGAACAGGTAAGAAGGTGTGGCAATGCGGTATGCCCACCGATACCGGCTGCACTTGTGAGGGCAAATCTTCCGGAAATGTGTATTGCAAGAAGAACAGCAAATATGAGAGTAGCAGAGGGAGCAAATGGACAGTTGATGTTTGCGTAGGAGGTAGATATGGAACAGGAACAATTTGACTTCTTGGAAGATATTGAGATAGACAAGCCGGACGTGGAATTCCAGAAGTGGAAAGAACAGAAGCGTGAAGCAAAAAGTCGGATGATTGCCATGCAATGTCAGCCTTACGAAGTAAAAAAGGAGCGATCAAAGCTTCGGGCAATCGAATTCCTTCAGGAGATGGAAAAGCGTGATAAGACAGCGCATGTCAGTGTTGGTGGACTTGATAGCATTACATTGCATGTGTTCTTGAAATCTATCGGAATTGACGTACCGGCAATATCAGTATCAAGTCTGGAAGATGCAAGTATTCAGAAAGTGCACAAAGCGCTTGGTGTGACAATTCTGCATTCATATAAGACAAAGACACAGGTATTGAATGAGGTTGGATTTCCGGTAATCAGTAAGCGTATAGCAGGTAAGATTGCATTGTTACAGAATCCGACGGAAAAGAATAAAACGGTCAGACATGCGATTATTACAGGTGAATGTGGAGAACTCGGACATTTTCAGAAGAATAGCCGGATGAAATTGCCGCAGAAGTGGTTGAAATTGTTCGGAGGGTATGAAAACGAAAATGAAGGAGTGAACTATCAGAAACCGGATTTCAAGGTATCAAATGATTGTTGCTACTGGCTCAAAGAAAAACCATGTGACGACTGGGCGAGGGAACATCAGAGCTATCCGTATCTTGGAATGATGGCATCGGAAGGTGGGCAGAGAGAAGAAGCGCTTACCGATCATGGATGCAACTACTATGGAAAAACCACAATGCGATCGGCTCCATTTGCTCCGTATATGCGAAATGACATATTAAAGCTGGCATTGGAAATGGATGATTGGTATCACAAAAACATGGATGTGTTTGAGAAGTTGTACTATGAGCAACCTTACAGCAAAGACAAGAATGGAAATGTAATACCATATGAGCCGGTTGAGAGCATAATACCGGATATTTACGGCGATGTAGTACAGGATCAGTGCGGAAATCTTCGGACTACTGGAGCACAGCGAACCGGATGCAGTATGTGTGGCTTTGGCATTCACATGGAGAAAAGACCACATAGATTTGATAAATTGCGAGAACGTAACCAGAAAGAATGGGAGTATTACATGTACCAGTGTTGTACAGATCCTAAGACTGGAGAGAAATATGGCTGGGGAAGAGTTCTCGATTACATAGGCGTTCCGTGGGAAGATTACCCAGCAATTCAGATGGAGTTGCCGTTAGATCAGATGATGTAGCGTCGAAATTTGTCGAACTTTGAAAATTGAATAGTGATGGTTGGAATGGTATAATATCCTTACCAATACGAAGGAGGATATGTACTATGGGAAATGTAGATCAGTTATTCAAAGAATATGGTGTTACAAAAGATGAGCAACGCAAAATTATGGATGTAATGGATAAATACAGAATCCGGATTTCAAATGGTGAAAAAGTTAGTTATTCGGAATATGAATCGGACATTATATCTATATTTGGTGGAAACCGTCAGGCAATGTTGCGTCAACCGGCTATTGAATATCATTTTTGCGAATTTGTCGCAAGAGATTTCATGGAAGACGGAAGATGGGAAGAAGTATTTCATGCTTTGTATGACAAATTTCCAAAGTTTGGAGGAAAAATAGAATAGTCAATAATGACACCGGTACCAACCATCATTATTCGATGGTTGGTATTTTTTTGCGCAAAAATAGGTAGTGGAAGGAGTGGAAGTTGTGAAAAACTGTCCATGTAAGGAATGCGTAGACAGGAAAGTTGGTTGTCACAGTGTATGTGGGAAGTATAAAGCATTCACAGAGACACAACGAAAAAAGAATGAATGTATAAGAAAACAGAAAGAAGCATTGAGTGAGTATCTTGATATGAAACAGGAATGTGTAAAGAGAGCAAAAAGGAGGATGCGTAATGGCAAATAAAGGAACATGTAAGTACTGTATGAATATTGTACTCTTTGGAGAAGAGATACCGGATGATCAGGCAGAGGAGCATGCAATCATGATGTGCGACTGTCAAGGAGCGAGAATCCATCAGAGAGCGAGAAAAAGACAGGAGAAGGCAAAAGACAACATTAAGCTGGCAATCAATGAGACGGACGAGGAAGTGTGCGAGTATCTGAAACAGTGCGTTGAGCTTGTTGATCGGAGAAACATAGTGAAGATAACAGCGGACAATGGAAGAGGTGTTAAGATCACGATCAGCAAGACAAATAAGGACACAATCAAGGTAACGAAAAAAGTGAGCAAGGACGTGGTTTATGATGAGTAGATTGATAGACGATATGAGCTTAAAAGATCGAGTAAGTGAGTACACTTTGAGCTCGGATGAATACGAACGGTTCTGCAGAATTATTGACGCAGAACCTACTGCATATAACGTAGATAATGTTTTGAAGCAACTGGAAGAGGAAAAAGAGCTTTCATATGCTGATTTTGACGAGTATGTGGATAAAGTATGTCCTTGCTTGGATGCAGAATATGATGACTTGTACCACAGAGGACTGGATAGAGCGATCGAGATAGTAAAGCAAGGAGGGGAATCATGAGTAGATCTATCATGCAGAACAAAGACGGATGATGTAGCATCGAAATGGAGGATATGAGCATGTACATAGAAGAAATAACAGAGCAGACGGTTATTCCGAATCTGATGGATGATGAGAACGTCTGCATGATTAAGAGAAATGATTCCGGCCAGCTGGAGATCAGTGAGCTTGCCACGTTCCAGATCTCGAAGATTAAGAAGTATATGGAACGTAAAGATGTTGCATTTGTTATCGTAAAGGAAGATGAAAAGGGAGATGTGAATCATGAGTAAATCTATCATACAGAACAAAGACGGATGCTGTTACATGTGCGATCTGCTCGGGACAAGGCAGCAGGGCTATACGATTGAAGAGCATCATTGCTTTGGAGGACCAAACCGAAAACTGTCCGAAAAATATGGACTGAAGGTTTATCTTTGCCCGGAGCATCACCGAACGGGACCGGATGCGGTACACCAGAACAGCGACTATATGCAGATCATACATGAAGCTGCACAGAAAGCTTTTGAGGAACGCTATCCAGATAAGAACTTCCGCGAAATCTTCGGAAAGAATTACCTGTAAAGTCTAGTAAATACTAGATAAAGATGCACATTGAAAAGTGAATACTGGTCAGAAAATTTTCATCTTTTTTAATAAAAAGTATTGACATACGGTACACCGTATGATATTATAATATTTGTAAGGAGGTGAATAAGAAATGGCTAAGAAAAAACAAAAGAAAAAGCCCAAACTTGAGAGGGTCGCAATCGTAACAGGCATCCTGCAAGGCATAGCAACCATCGTATGCTTGATCTACGAAACCTTCTTCAAGTAAGGGCACAGGCGGTGGGAATATCCCACCCACCGCCTAATTTTATTCTAAGCCATTTTTGAAGATATGTCTATAAGAAAAGTATTAACAATTATTAGCACCTGTTCGGCGGCGGTTCTTGTGTACTATGCAATCAGAAAAGGATTGGATGCGGCAATTGCAATAGCACTTGTATTGAGTGTTGCATCAATTGGATTAAATATATATTGTGAGGTGCACGATGGAAGAAAAGAAGATTAGACCGCAGGACAAGTGGAATGCAAAAGCTGGCTTGATAAGCAAATCATATAAGCTGAAGCGAGAGCTGGTAGAGGCATTTGCAGATGCATGTGAGAAGGCTGGAGTAAGTCAAGCCGGACAGCTTAGCATGATGATGAGAGAATTCATCGAGAAAAACAAGTAAATACTAGAAAAGAAAAGGTACTGACCAGTATTCATTGGTTGGTACCTTTTTTATTTTGGCACTAAGAAAATATATCATAAATCTAAAGAAGGAAGGGGGTGAGAATCTGGGAAACTGAAAGAACATAAACATATAAAATGATTGGAGGATATAAAGATGGCAAAAGTATATATTGGAGTAGGACATGGTGGGAGCGATCCAGGAGCAGTGAAGTATCTGGTAGAAAAAGATATTGATCTGCAGATGGCAAAGGGATGCCGCGATTACTTGAAAGAGCATGGAGTAGAAGTATTGATCAGCAGGAACGGAGACATAGATAGTTCAATCAATGAAAAAACAACAATGTGTAACCATTGGGACGCAGATCTGGCGCTTGACATACACAACAACGCAGGCGGCGGAGAAGGTTTCGAAGTATGGCACAGTGTGAATGGCGGCAAAGGAAAGGTGCTTGCACAGAACATAGAGAAAGAAGTTGTGAAGATCGGGCAGAAAAGCCGTGGCTTAAAGACAAAAAAGAACGCATACGGAAGCGATTATTTTGGCTTTATTAGACAGACGAAATGCCCGGCGATTATCTGCGAGGGTGTATTTGTAGACAATAAAGCTGATGCGGCAAAAGCGGATACAGAAGAGAAGTGCCGGGCGTTTGGTGTAGCATATGCGAAAGGAATCCTTGCAACGCTTGGTATGAATACAGAACAGAATGCAAACGGAGAAACAAAGACACCGGAGCAGGAAGCAGTCCAACCAGAGCAGACACAGGCAGATACATATAGAGTCAAGGTCACAGCATCGGCACTGAATATCCGTAATGATGCGGGTATAGCAAATGCAGTAACCGGAGTGATCCGGGACAATGGTGTATATACGATCGTGGCGGAAAAGATAGTATCCGGAGAGAAATGGGGAAAGCTGAAAAGCGGTGCAGGCTGGATATGTCTGGAGTACACGAAGAAGGTATAAAGGAGCGTGAGCAAGGTGAGACAAAGAAACTCGGTTGCAAGCTACAACATCGGGAAGCATAGATTCTTGGAATTGTACCACTACTGTATGCAGTACCCGGATTGGATAAAAGAGATTAGAGAACTGCGCGGACTACGATCGCATGAAACCGGAGCAACAGGAAATGGATTATCAAACCCGACCGCAAGTGCAGCCATCAAGGCAGCAGAACTAAGCAAGCGTTGCAAGCTGATTGAAGATACGGCAGTGGAAGCAAACAAGGAAATTGCGCAGTACATATTGGCAGGAGTAACAGATACCGAGTGTACATATATGGTGCTTGAGGCGCGAGGGATGCCAGCGTCGCGTGCATTATACTATCGAAGTCGGCGAAAGTTCTACTATCTGTTATCTAAGAAAGTGAGGTGAGAAGATATGAAAACGGAGGATGAGATCATTGAGGAGTATATTGATTACTTTAACGAAAAGGAATTTGTAGAGAGCCTGACGTTGCAAGATCAGATGCTTTATAGACTTGCATTAAGAGAGACGTATTCATACTTGTTTTTTAAGCTATACGTAAGAGTGAGAGAATTCTTCGGAAGTTTTAAGAAAAAATGAAAGTGGAGTACTCGGGGGACAAATTAAGTGATATTATGATAGCATGAGATAGTTGAGAGAAACGGAGAACAGCAGTTGTATGGAAAACATATAGCTGCTGTTTTGCGTTGGAAAGGAGAGAAGATGAAACAGGCGATATGTACAGTAGTAGGAGTGATTGGATCAGCGATAGCATCCGTATTTGGCGGATGGGATGCAGGTATTAAAACCCTGCTCATATTCATGGCGATTGATTATGTATCTGGGCTGATTGTTGCTGGCGTATTCAAGAACAGTCCAAAAACTGATACAGGCAGTTTGGAGAGCAAAGCTGGATGGAAAGGCTTATGCAGAAAGTGCATGACACTTGTGTTCGTGATCGTAGCATATAGATTAGATTTAGTCATCGGCACTAATTATATTCGTGATGCGGTCGTGATTGCTTTTATAGCGAACGAGACAATCTCATTGGTCGAGAATGCCGGGCTCATGGGCGTGAAGCTTCCGGCAGTGATTACGAAAGCAATCGACATCCTACAGAAGAAATCAGAGGATAAATCCAATGATGTATAACGACAAACGATGGAAGAAGAAACGTGCAGTGATCCTGCGACGAGATGCTTACCAGTGCCAAGAGTGTAAGCGATATGGCAAACGAAGATCAGGAGATCATGTGCATCATGTGTACCCAGTCGAACAGTATCCGGATGAGCGGTACAACGACTGCAACCTGATCACGCTATGCCAGAAGTGCCACAACCGCATGCATGATCGGGATTCACATGAGCTTACAGCGACAGGAAAACAGTTACAAATGCGTATGAAGAAGCGATATGGCAGCAGACTCCCCCCTCTCTAGCGTTTTTGGAGCGCCGGAGGATAGAACGGTGGGTGGAGCCTTTTCCAAATACGCAGGATTTTTTGAGAAAGGGGGAAACCGGGTGAAAAAGACAGCATGGAAAAATCGAATAATATCAGCAACCAAGGCGGTTGGCACGTATCGAGATGCTTTTCTTCCGATGATCGATACGCTCGCAAATATACTTGCAGAGCGTGACAAAATCTATCAGGAATACGTCGAAACCGGTGCCAAACCTGTAGTGGAGCATACGAACAAAAACGGAAGTACCAACATGACAAAAAATCCACTGCTGGTGAGCTGGGGGGATATGAATACATCTGCACTTTCATACTGGAGAGATCTGGGGCTCACACCGGCAGGGCTGAAAAAAATCGACGAATCAGCAATCAAAGGGAAAAAGGTGTCTGCATTAGGAGACATCCTGCGGGACATTGGCGGCTAAGTCATACAAGCAGGCGGCAATCCGCTACGCGAAAGATGTGGTCGCTGGAAAGATCATTGCCGGAAACAATGTACGAGAGTGCAAACGGTTCCTGGCGGATCTGGAACGCGATGATCTTGAGCTGCACACGAAAGAGCCGGATTTTGTGATCAATATCATCGAGCGGGTGATGGTGCATGTGAAAGGCGAGGACCTGCAAGGACATACCCTGCGGAACACACCGCTGATATTGCAGCCGTGGCAGATATTCATCGTATATAACTTAATAGGCTTTTACTATAAAGGTACTCAGATCAGACGATACAAAGAGGCCTTTATTTTTGTCCCACGAAAGCAGGGAAAAACACTTTTTATAGCGGCGCTGGCTTTTGCTCTGGGGTTATTAGAGCGTAAATCAGGTGCGACGATCTATATTGTGGCCGCCGCCTTGAAGCAGGCGAAGCAGAGCTTTGACGACATCCTGCATACATTGCGGTACCGGGGCATGATAGGCGAGTTCAAAGTACTGGATAACAATGCACAGCACTCTATCGAGTACACGTTTTACAACGAGGACGAAGAGCCGGAAGGTTCCCTGTACATCGAAGCACTCGCCAGCAATCCGGACACACAGGACTCTTTTAACTGCAATATCGCAATCGCGGACGAAGTGCATGCTTTCAAGCGTGCATCCCAGTACAATCGGTTCAAAGAAGCGATGGCGGCATACACGAACAAGCTGATGATCGGCATCACCACAGCAGGCGATAATATGAATTCCTTCTGCTATCGCCGGTTGGAATATGCCAACAAAGTGCTGGATGGCATCGTGAAGGATGATACATTGTTCTGTTTTGTATCCCGTGCGGATCAGGACGAGAAAGGAAATGTAGATTTTACGAATCCGATCCAGCACGAAAAGGCAAATCCGGGATATGGTGTGACAATCCGGCCGGAAGCTATCCTGAACGATTCCATACAGGCGCAGAACGATCCGCAACAGCGGAAGGATTTTCTAAGCAGACAGTTGAATGTATATACCACGGCGATGAAGGCATATTTCGACATCAAAGAGTTTCAGAATTCGGATAAGCAGTACAACTGGAGCATAGAGGAGCTGGCAAAGCTCAAAATTGACTGGTACGGCGGCGCCGACCTGTCGAAGCTGCACGATCTTACTGCGGCGGCACTGTTCGGACACTATAAAGGTGTTGATATCATTATCACGCATGCATTCTTCCCGGTTGTGGAAGCAGCAAGGAAAGCAGATGAAGACAACATACCGCTGTTTGGATGGCGGGACGATGGATGGCTGACCATGTGCAATACACCAACGGTCAATGTCGGTGACATTGTAAATTGGTTTAAGGAGATGCGGAGCAAGGGCTTCAAGATCAAGCAGGTTGGCCACGATAAGAAATTTGCACGTGAGTATTTTATCCAGATGAAGAAAGCAGGGTTCAAAATCATAGATCAGCCACAGTATTTCTATGTGAAGTCAGAAGGCTTCCGGCATATTGAGAAGTCGGCGAAGGATGGCAAATTGTATTACTGCCATTCGGATGCATACGAATACTGTGTGCAGAATGTACACGCCATTGAAAAGACAGACGATATGATCCAGTATGAAAAGATAGAACCGACGGCACGTATTGACTTGTTCGATTCGAGCGTGTTTGCGTGCGTCAGATATTTGAATTCACTTGAAAAGAGTGAGAAATCAAAGAGCTGGTGGGGAGGTGAGAACGAAGATGAGTAAGAAAGAAAACGCCATCCAGCGGGCGCTAAAAAAGGCAGGAAGAAAGCGGTCAGCGGTGCTGATCGGAAGCAACGAAGCATATGATCTGTTATGCGGTGCCGGGTATACATCATTAGACCAGAATCCGGAGATTGTAGCCGCCTGCCGGAAGATTGCGGAAGTTATCGGAGCCATGACGATTCATATCATGCAGAACACCGAACGCGGCGACGAGCGTGTGATCAATGAGCTGTCGAGAAAGATTGACATCAATCCATGCAGCACCATGACACGGCAGACGTTCATAGAAGCGGTGGTGATGAACCTGCTCCTGTATGGCAAAGGCAATTCGGTTGTAAAGGTTTATACAGAGGACGGCTATATCGCCGATATGGAGCCGGTGGCAGCAGGCAGAGTCACCTATCAGGGCGACTATAGAAATTACCAGATACTGATTGACGGCATCCCATACCAGCCGGATGATGTGCTGCATTTCGTCTATAATCCGGACAAGACATACATGTACCGGGGGCAGGGCGTGACAGCACAGCTTAAGGATGTTGCGGATAACCTGCGGCAGGCACAGGTCACTACAAACGCTTTTATGAAGAGCAAATGGAAGCCATCACTGATCATCAAGGTAGATGGCATGGTAGAAGAGTTTTCAAGCCCGAAGGGCAGAAAGAAGCTGATAGACGAGTATATGACATCCGGAGAAGCCGGAGCACCGTGGCTGATACCTGCGGAACAGTTTGAGATAAACCAGGTCAAGCCGCTTTCCTTATCCGATCTTGCAATTGCGGATAATGTGAAGCTGGATAAGCAGACTGTCGCGGCAATCCTTGGTGTTCCGTCGTTTGTACTGGGCGTAGGCGAGTACAAGCAGGAAGAATGGAATTACTTTGTCAAGACCAAGGTACGAGAAATCGTGACAGGCCTACAGCAGGAGATGACACGAAAGCTGATATACAGTCCGAATATGTATATCAAGTTCAATGTCCTGTCCGTGATGGACTGGGATCTGACGACGATAGCATCCGTATTCGGTTCGCTGTCAGACCGTGGATTTGTGACTGGAAATGAAGTCAGAGACAAGATAGGCATGTCACCAAAGGAAGGCTTGGATGAGCTTAGAGTGCTTGAAAACTATATTCCGTGGGATATGGCAGCGGCACAGAAGAAACTGGTACAGAAGGGAGAAGACAATGGATAGACATATTCGACAGACACGATCTGTCGCATCGGAATTTAATACGCGGGAAGACGGCGAGGCACTTTCGATAGAAGGTTACTTCGCCGTTTTTAATAGCACCTATAACATTATGCCGGGAATGAGTGAGAGTGTAGCGCCTGGGGCGTTTACAGATACGATATCCGGCGATGTACGTGCACTGATCAACCATGATACAGGGCTTGTGCTCGGAAGAACCAAAGCAGGCACATTGACACTGCGGCAGGATGAACGCGGACTCTGGGGGCATATCGACATCAATCCGGATGATTCGGACGCGATGAACCTGTATGCCAGAGTGAAACGTCACGATGTAGATCAGTGCAGCTTCGGCTTTGACATTCTGGACGAAGAGACGGAAGTCCGCAAGGACGGATCCGTACACTGGACAATTAAGAAGGTGGAACTGTATGAGGTGTCGGTATGCACCTTCCCGGCATACGAAGAGACAAGTGTCAATGCGCGAAAGAAGGATGCAGATACCATCCGGGCGCGACAGACCGAGGTGTGGAAGCTTGACATGAAGAAAAAATTAAAAGGAGGAAGCGAATCATGTTAAAAGCAATTATGCTCAGAAAGAAGCTGAGCGAAGTCACAAAGAAGCTCACAGAGGCACGTGAGAAGGCAAAGGAGCTTGCAACACGTGAGAAGGAGCTTGAGGCAGCCATCGACGAAGCACAGACTGAGGAAGAGAAGGAGGCGGTCAATCAGGAAGTCGAACAGTACGAGAAGGACAAGGCGGAAAATGAGGAATCCGTCCGGAATCTGGAACAGGAAGTATCTGATACAGAGAAAGAGCTTGCTGATCTGGAGGAGAAACAGAGACAGGCTGCACCGGCAGCAGATACAACAAAGAGAGGAGAAGATACAGTGAAGACAATGACCACAAGAAAGAAGTTTTTTGGAATGAACAATCAGGAGCGTGATGCGTTCCTTGCGCGGGAGGACGTACATACCTTCCTGGAGCGTGTGCGTACACTTGGCACAGAAAACCGCTCAATTACCAATGCGGAGCTTACTATCCCGGATGTAATGCTGGAACTGCTCCGTGAGAATATCGAAGGATATTCCAAGCTCTATAAGTACGTCAACGTAAAGAGCGTACCGGGAAAGGCACGTCAGAACATCCAGGGCACCATCCCGGAGGGTGTATGGACAGAGATGTACGCCGCGCTGAACGAGCTTTCGCTTTCGTTCAACAATACAGAAGTAGACGGCTACAAGGTCGGCGGATATCTTGTAATCAACAATGCGGTACTGAAGGATTCCGATGTCAATCTTGCTGAGACGATCGTTACAGCACTTGGACAGGCGATTGGATTGGCACTCGATAAGGCAATCCTGTACGGAAAAGGTACAAAGATGCCGCTTGGTATCGTGACACGCCTTGCACAGGCAATAAAGCCGGAGAGCTACCCGGAAACTGCACGTACATGGGTTGATCTGTCATCAACAAATATCAAGTCGATTGCGGCTGCCAAGACCGGTGTAGAGCTCTTCAAGGAGATCATCAAAGCATCCGGTGCGGCAAAGGGTAAGTATTCGACCGGTACACGATTCTGGGCAATGAACGAGACGACGAAGACAACGCTTGTATCAGAGGCGCTTTCCTTCAATGCGGCCGGTGCTATTGCGACAGGCATGAACGACACCATGCCAATCATCGGCGGCACCATCGAGACACTTGATTTCATCCCGGACAATGTGATTGTCGGCGGTTATGGGGACCTCTATCTGCTTGCAGAGCGTGAGGGTACAAGCATCGCACAGTCCGAGCATGTGAAGTTCCTGGAAGATCAGACAGTTTTCAAAGGGACTGCAAGATACGATGGTATCCCGTCAATCGCAGAGGGATTTGTAGCAATCGGCATCTCCGGCACAAAGCCGACAGCCGACATGACCTTTGCGGACGATACAGTAAATGCCAAGGTGGCAGCAGGAACAAAGGAATAAGAGGTAGCGTATGACAGATGCAGATAGATTGACGATGTTGAAGATTGACCTCGGCATATCGGCTGAGGTGTACGATCAGCGGCTGACACGGTATCTGCAGGCAGCACAGACGGAGATAGAGCGGGAGGGTATCACCTTCTCGCCGGAGCCGCCTGTAGATGATGAGGAGCTGATCATAAGCTATGCCGCGTGGAAATGGCGGCAGCGGACAACCGGCGAGGGTATGCCGCGGATGCTCCGGTATGCGCTGAATAACCGCCTGTTGTCGCAGAAAGCGAGGACAGAAGATGGATGATGAAATCATATTGATCGCGGTTAAGACTGGGACAGATGATATCGGCAATCCGGTTGTCGTTGAGAAGACCGAGCGTGCAGTAATATGCAAAGTACAGTCTGTTGATCGCCAGGAATTCTTCAAAGCCGGGCAGGTCGGTATGAATCCGAAGTATCGCTTTGACACAGATAAGGTAAATTACAACGGCGAAGAGCTTGTGAAGTACAAAGACAAGGTATATGGGATCTATCGCACCTATGAGCGTACAGATTCCGATACGATCGAGCTTTATGCTGAAGAGAAAGCAGGGGTGACGTATGTCGAACAAGACGATTAAAATTGGACAGCTTGATATGGAATTACAATCGATTTTTTCGGCGTTTGAGCATCATGTGCACACTGCGGTTGATACGGCAGCGGAGAAAACAGCCGAGGAAGCTGTAAAGAAGCTGAAAAAGACCTCACCCAAAAACAAGCGTGCAAAAAGAGGAAAAAAGTACAAAAATGGATGGAAATACAAGAAAACATCAGAAGGAATGACTGTGTATAACGAGCAGTACCAGTTGACACATCTTCTTGAGAACGGACATGACATCATCATCAATGGAGAGGTGCGAGGACACGCCGCTGCACACGAACATATTGCTCCAGTAGAAGCATGGGCGCAGGATGAGTTTCCGGAAGAATTCAAAAGGCAGGTGGGAAAAGGATGACGATTGCAGATGTAAAGAAAGTCTTGTCGGTACCGGGTGTGACTGTACACTATGACCATGCACCTGTAGGCACCAAAGTACCATACGTCACATACACATGCCATGCGGATAGTAATTTCTTTGCAGATGACAAGGTATATCAGAAAATCAGTTCCTTGCGTGCTGTGCTGTATAGTACGAAGAAGAATGAGAAGCTGGAAGCGATGATCGAAGATGCTTTGAATGAAGCAGAGATTCCGTGGAGCATGACAGACGAGTTCGAGAACGAGCAGAAAGTATTTATGACCATATATGAATCTAAGACCATATAGGAAGCGAGGTAATATAAAGATGAATAAAGAAAAAAATAAGATTAAGTTTGGATTGAAAAATACACATTACGCGATTATCACAGAGACGGAGCAGGAGGATGGAACAATCAAGAGTACATACAGTACACCAAAGAAATGGCCGGGAGCAGTAAGTATGTCGCTTGATCCGTCCGGAGAATCCAACACGTTTTATGCGGATGATACCGCGTATGCCGTATTATCAAGCAATTCTGGCTATGAGGGAGATTTCGAATCTGCAGTTGTACCAGAAGACGTAGAAATTGAGGTGATGGGACAGGAAGAAGTCGATGGTGTTCTCGTCGAATCTTCGACAGACGAACAGAAGTACATCGCACTTCTGTTTGAGTTCAACGGCGATAAAAAAGCACGCAGACATGTGTTGTATCGTTGCTCACTGACACGACACTCCGTTGCGTCTCAGACCAAGGAAGACAGCACCGAGCCTGTAACAGAGTCAGTAACGATTAAGTCTACACCGCGTCCGGACGTTGATGTAATCAATGGCAAAGAAAAGAATCTGGTTAAGGCAACAACCGGATCCAATACAAAGGATGAAACGTATAAAAACTGGTTCACAAAAGTCTGGGTACCAACATCGGCAGAACCAACAGAGGCAGCAGGTTAATATCAATCATTGAAATGGGATGGTAGAAGATACCGTCCCATTTTTCTTGCAAAAATATAAAGTTGCACCGATGCAACAGAAACGGAGGATACTATGAGATCAGTGATCAGAATTGGACAGAGAGAAGTAGCAGTTGAGAGCAACGCAGCAACTGCGATTCGATACAAGCAGATTTTTAAGCGCGAGCTGTTAAAAGATCTTGCGAAGCTGGAAAACGTAGAAGACGTAGACAAGCTTGATGCAATCGAATATACATCGAAGCTTGCGTATGTTATGAACATGCAGAACCGGAAGGAGATTAAAGAAGCTTCGGAAGAAGGATACATCGCATGGATGGAAGAATTTGAAGAAGCAGACTTCCAGGATCCTGCGGCAATCACATCCATCCTGAATGTATGGAATCGCAATATTACGACCACAAGTGAACTAAAAAAAGACCAAAGCCCACAGTAAGGGAGATGAATACAAACATCTTTATGCTGCGGGCTTTTTCACTACACATATCTATGCAGGACCTTGAGGAGTTAACACATGGAGATGTGCTAGACATGATGATTGAGAGTAGCAATGACACATATAACTATCCACTCAAGGCGACGCAGGATGACTTTGATAAATTTGCAGCTATGTAAGGAGGTGGCTACGTGGGACAGATCAAAGGAATAACGATTGAGATTGATGGAAAGACAACAGGACTTACAAAGGCACTGAAATCAGCAAATGCGGAAATCAAATCTACACAAAGCAATTTGAAAGCAATGGAGAAGGCCCTGAAGCTGGATCCGAAGAATGTAGATCTGCTTAAAGCAAAGCAGAATGCCTTGAATGAGGTCATTAAAGAGACAAAAGAAAAGCTGGATATGGAAAAGCAGGCGGCGGAATCAGCTAAGAAAGAGCTGGAGCTTGGAAATATCACACAGGGCGAATATGATGCGCTACAGGCAGAGATTGTCACGACGACGAAGAATCTGGAAGACCTGGAGAAACAGGCAAGACAATCCGCGTCGGTGCTTGGAAGCCAGATGCAGGCAGCAGGTGCACAGATACAGGAAGTAGGTACAAAAGTACAGGATGTTGGAAGTTCAATCAATAGTTTTGGAAGTAGCATGACAAAAAATGTTACAGCACCAATTGTTGCCGCTGGCACAGCGTCTATTGCAGCGTTTAATGAAGTAGATGCTGGAATGGATATTATTGTGAAAAAAACTGGTGCAACAGGAAAGACATTAGAAGGTTTTGAAGATGTTGCAAAAAAAATTGCACAGGATATTCCAACATCTTTCGAGACAGCAGGGGCAGCAGTAGGTGAAGTCAATACAAGATTTGGTGTGACGGGTTCTACGTTGGAAGACTTGTCTACACGGTTTATTAAATTTGCAGAACTGAATGATACAGATGTATCAGGATCTATTGATAATGTTCAAAAGGTAATGGCCGCGTACAATGTAGACATTAGTCATACGGGTGGTTTGCTTGACACATTAAATGCAACGGGACAAGCGACGGGTATTAGTGTAGACACACTTGCGTCTCTTATGGTTACGAATTCTGCAGCAATGCAACAGATGGGATTGAATGCAGCATCAAGTGCAAATTTTCTCGGTAAAGTAGAAATGTCTGGTGCAGATACATCACAGGTTATGAGTGGCCTGTCGAAGGCATTAAAGAATGCAACGGCTGATGGAAAACCTTTAGATGAAGCATTGGCTGAGATTCAATCAAGTATGGTTGATGCAAAAACAGAAACAGAGGGTTTGCAGGCGGCATATGATTTGTTTGGTACAAAAGCAGGAGCTGCAGTTTATCAAGCATGCAAGAGTGGATCACTTAGTTTTCAGGAATTAAGTGCATCAATGACAGACAATATAGGAAATGTAAATACGACATATGATGCAATGCTTGATGATACAGACAAACTGAAAACAACTATGAATACCGTAAAGGTTGCGGCAAGCGAGGTAGGAGCAACGCTTGCATCTATGTTAGCACCGATATTAGAGAATATTTCAGAAAAAATACGAGGATTGGGCGAAAAATGGAATAGTTTGTCAGATTCTCAGCAACAGCATATTATAGCGATTGCAGGTGTTGTGGCGGTAATTGGACCGTTAATAGCATTGATAGGAACTCTTATAAATTCGGTAGGAAAGGTTATATTTTATGGCGGTCAGATAGTGTCTTTAGTCGGTTCTATCACAACATGGATGGGTACCGCATCTACGTTTATTACAGGAACCATGATTCCGGCCATTACCGGGGTTGTCACTGCAATCGGTCCGTTTCTGCTGATTGCAGCAGCTGTTATTGCGGTGATTACTGCAATTATCGTAGTTATAAAGAATTGGGATGCAATCGTTGAGGTGGCACAGTTTGTATGGGAATCTTTCTGTGAGAAAGTGTCCCAGCTTGTCACTGCGTTTAAGGAATTCTTCACATCTGCTTTTCAGGCGATTGGAAGCTTCTTTACAGGCATATGGACTGGGATCGTGTCCGTCGCGACAAATGCATGGTCAAGCATACGGAATGTATTCAGCACGGTTGGAAGTTTCTTCACAGGCATATTCCAACAGGCGTGGAATGGCATAACAAGTATCTTCAATCGATTAGGCAGTTTCTTTTCAGGCGTATGGAACTCTGTAACAGGCATCTTCAAAAGTGCAGGTATGGCAATCGGCAATGCGATTTCCGGAGCAGTAAAAACAGCCGTTAATTTTGTCTTATCCAAGGCAATCGGAATCATAAACGGCTTCATCGGTGCAATCAATGCGGTAATCGGTGTGATCAACAAGATTCCGGGCGTCAGCCTGTCGAAGATCAGTAAGCTTGGAGTACCACAACTGGAACGAGGCGGCGTGCTTGCAAAAGGACAGGTCGGTTTGCTGGAAGGTAATGGCGCGGAGGCGGTTGTTCCGCTTGATCAAAACGAGAAATGGATTGCGGCCGTGGCACGTGAGATGAAAGCCGCACTTGCAGGTAATCAGACAGCGATGGCAGCAGGAGATATTGTGATCCCGGTATATATCGGTCAGTCAAAATTAAATGACATCATTGTACGTGCGAACCAGATCAATAATTACAGATCAGGAGGAAGATAATGCTGAACAAATATGTAAAAATCAATGGCGAACGTGTACCAAATCCAATCGATTATTCAGAGAGCTTCAGCAAAGTATCAAATACATTTCAGTCAGAAGCAGGGGATGATCTTGCAATTGACGTGCGAGCCGGAAAATACTCCGGCTCGTTGAAGTTCCAGGTATCTTCAAGATGGAAGAACAAGATGCTTGGATATGCAAAGATGCAGTCGGTAAAACTGCAGATTGATGAAGCGGAGTATACGGTGCGGATTGAGAGTATTGATTGCGATCTGGAGAAGAATTCGGAATATAGCCAGAACACACAAGGGTATTGGACGGTATCTTTCGGCGCGGAAGAGTTATAAAGCAAGGAGGCGGTAGCATGTATCAGGTATCAGAAGAATATCTGAAACAAACAAAAAGAAAAGTACAGACGTTCCGCCTGGCCGGAACAGTAAATAAGATCGCATTTACCAATCATGACATATTAAGCGGTTCCTTCACGATAACGAATCAGTGCAGCGAGCAGAACGATGTCAAGATCGGCAGTGTGTACATAGGAGAGTTGAAGTGCACATTCAAGCCGGATCTGCAGGTGCCAGATTGGACGAATGCACAGATCATAGTATCAGAAGGACTCTTGATTGGCGGTACCGCATGGGAAGATGTACCGCTTGGCGTCTATACAGTATCAGAAGCAAATGACACGGAGTATGGCGTTGATATCACAGCATATGACAACATGGCTCGCTTCAATCGATCCTGTACGGTAGATATTACAATTGGCACACCATATGAGTTGTTAACGCTTGCTTGCACAACCTGTGAGGTAGAGTTGGGACTGACACAGGCAGATGTAGATGCACTTCCGAACGGAACGGAGAGTCTTTCGCTTTATACAGAGAATGATATCGAGACATGGCAGGATTTTGTATTCTGGGTAGCACAGGCAACAGGTACCATTGCGACGATGGATCGCGAAGGAAAGCTTGTACTTAGAAGCTACACGCAGAATGTTGTTGATACACTTACGAATCATGAACGGTTTACCGGCTCAAAGTTCAGTAAGTTTGAGACACGCTACTCTGGATTATCCTGTGTGAATATGGAAAACAACACTACAAGCTATTATGGATCTGATCCAGATAATTATCTGACATACAATCTTGGATCGAATCCGTTTCTGCAATATGGTGTAGACAGTTACAAAGAGCAGATCCGGCGCGCGGTGCTGGATGCACTTTTGAAAATAGACTATGTGCCATTCGAGACAGGTTGCCTGTGTGGGGCGATGTATGACCTTGGCGATATCATCCGGTGCACGGATGGTATCGCTCCGGGAAAGCTTGGATGTGTGATGATGTATGATTATACATTCAATAAAGGATATAAGATTACCGGCTTCGGATCGGATCCAGCGCTTGCAAGCGCGAAGAGTAAGACGGATAAGAATCTGGAAGGGCTACGGAATAACGTATCAACAAATGAGATATTATTTTTTAATTATGAGAATGCGAGTGCAATCCAGATCGGCGACGGCGAGTCAAAGGCAATCATAGATATCCGTTTCACATCGTCCGTCTCAATAGGCGTGCTTTTTCAAGCAGAAGTACTGCTTGATGCAACTGCAGAAGAAGATGTGATCGGATCAATCGAGTATACGCTGAATGAAGTAACAATCATAGGATATAATCCGACAGAGACATGGAAAAACGGAAAGCATATACTGAGTTTGATGTATATGCTTATGATTGAAGAAAACTCCATCAATCGATGGATTGTAAAGTTAAACATTGCCGGTGGCAGTATAGCGATAGCGCAGGGGGCGGTACGTGCGGTTATCTATGGTCAGGGATTGGTTGGTACAGTCGAGTGGGATGGATTTATCACAGTAGAAGAGAAGCTTACCCAAATTGCTGTATTGGATTCTCTCACTGTGTCAAAGGATATGATATGTACGGTTGTTGCAGATATGATAGATGTGGATAAAAATATTGTATCCGAGCAGCTCCAGACCGTTCAATTGGATGATATAACAACAGTTGGGAATTTGCTTGATAAGACAGAAATAGGCTGGGGAATCGTGAGCTGGACTTTTACAACAGACAGCGAGTGCACATATTCGTCAAGGTATGTATCAAATGAAGGTGGAGCGTTCAGACTTGCAACAGAATTTGTAAACAAGTCAGTAAATCAGAACATAGACCGCGGAATGATGAATGTTGTCGATTTGGACTCAACAGAATTTGAATCAATCCAGAGTGTTGTTGTCAGTGATGTGATCGATTCTGTAAGTGAGAGTGGAAACTCGGATGCTGAGAGCGCAACAGAACAGGTTGTGAAGTATCTGCTCTGGTCGGAAGACAAGCATTACACGATTCAGGATGATGCGCTGTGTGAAATAACTCTATCCGGCGATTTACAGGCAGCAGACTTTGAAACATATGGATTAGATGCAGCACCAGCATCGGACTATATCTTGCAACTAGAATCACCGAACATATACAAATGGACTGCAGCTGACACAATCCTAGATACAATGATTACGATCACGGCGGTACCGCATGCACAGATCGTACAGGCAACGTGTGATATGTCGGATGTAAGTATCTATGGAATCACCGGAGCAACAGCAATCCATGAAGGTATAAAAGTTAAGCTATCCTATGATGCAGGCATGACCTGGACGGAAGAAGAAACTTTGACGGATGCATTAGAAGGAAGTATGTTACATGCATATGAGAGTGTAGGACAATCAAAGATACTTACGATTGGATTCATAGTATCGTCTGTGGAAGATAGCTTGACAGAGTTTCAGTATCAGTTTAAAAACGACGAGGAGGAATAA